TTAATCCAGGTCGGCCTGTCCTTGTTCCGCTTTATTTATCTTCAAATATTTGTTCACATCCTGCACAAACAAGAGCGTTTCGTTGCAGGTCTGTATTCTGGTCATTTGTTGATACCCTTACATAACCAATCAGCACACTGAATCTCCCGTCCAAAAGCGCAAATCATGCCATGCAGGCCGGATACGGCCATTATCTAAAACCTCGGTTTACAGGAAACGGTAAATCAGGCTTCTGGCGCATTACAGAAAAACCAGAACGGTGCAGATATTCCGGTAAAAGATACCTTCACCAAAAATATTGGTGCCTGCCGCGCATATAGAGCATGGCTGAATATTGGTGGCGATAGTCAGATCTGGACAACCGCGCAATTTATTTCGTGGCTGGAGAGTCAGGGGGCATTTAACCATCCTTACTGGATGTGCAAAGGCTCATGGGCTTATGCAAATAATAAGGTTATTACAGATACAGGTTGCGGAAATATTTGTCTTGCAGGTGCTGTGGTGGAAGTTATTGGCACTCGCGGCGCAATGACCATACGCGTTACTACTCCGAGTACGTCCTGCGGCGTCTGTCGCCCATTTTTCCGAAAATAAATGCTCCGACAATACGTGCCACATAACCTGCACCGTAGGTTCCCATTGCCAGAATTAACGCCATTGCCGTTGATGATTCAGGAAAAAATATTTCATGAAACACTAACGCTGCGCCGAGCGAATATAACTGGAAACCCATGATTCATAGATATTTTTTACCATCCTGTGGATTTCTGGGCGTTTTCTAAGTTTTTTTAAGATGGTTGTATTTTTTCTAAAAACTCCTGAACTCGATTTTGCTGTTTGTCTGAGGCCTTTTTATGTCCCATATATGCCCCAAGGTGCCCCATGTAAATCCAATTCAACTCAAAGCGTCCATGTTCAATATTTTTACAAGGGGCTGGCATATCAATGTTTTTTTATTGCGTAACGTCAAACGCTCGGATTGAGCGTAAATCATCAAGATTATTCAGTTCTTCCTTCATCTCCCGCTGACGCTGATAAATCTCGTTATTGCGATCGACCTGTGCCTGCGCCATTGCTGTCGCCAGTTCTTCCAGTTCCGGCATTGACAGTTTCACCTGTTGATTATCGGCATCACCCCATGCAAGGGCGGTTAGTGCCGTATCAGATTTCGCCGCCATTACTACCGGATAAAGACGGGCCATTGAGTCGGGGCCAGCGTTCCAGGTGCGACCGTTCCATTCAAAGGTGAACGGCAGTGCTTCCTGTTCTGTGCGCCATGCCTCGATTTCCTGCTTTTTGGCATCCTTCGCCGCGGCGATAAGTTCCGGCGTGACAGTGAAAGGGGCGATTTCGCCCCATTTGCCGTTCTGCAACTCTTCCCAGATGCGCTGGCCTGTCGGTGCGGTATCATCCTGCATGGCGGTATACGGGACGAATTCCGTTTCACCTTCAAATAACACCTCGCAGTCAACCGCACCATTTTCAAGATAATGGGCGTTTCTGATGCCCTTTACCGCTCTGATTTTCATGTTTTATTCCCCGTTACTCGATGCGCACAAACAGGCAGATACGACCGGTTATTCCTTTAGAGTCCCTGACCCCGGATAGCGCCATATAACGCCCCGGGAAAGTGTACCCTGTAGCTCCTGCACTCGGTGCGGAATTGTAGGAGCCAACCCCAGGAGAAGATATTAAGCACGAAAGATTAACTCCGCCCAGTTGTGACCCCTGCACCACATCACCCAGGCCAATATTGATTTCTTTATCCCCGAAAGTTGTTCCGCGATAAACAGCCAGCACTGGAACACCCACTGCCGGGTATTTGAAATATGAGCCTGAGCCCGCCGTCCTGGACAGCAGGAAGGCCAGCGAATCGCCGTCGTAAATAATGGGGCTTACTGTTGCATTCCAGTTGTTTCCACTAAAGCGGTAAGTCAGGAAATGAATACTATGCTCACCTTCGTAATACTGGTTAAAACACAGCAGTGTTTTGAATTTGCGTATTGTGTCCGACTCATCGTTATCAAAGGGCGACCACATCACATCAATGATGCCGTTAAATTTCTTGGTGCCTACCAGCAGCATGGAAGAATCCGCAAGACTGACCGCATAACGCCCCGGCGTGGCCACTTTCAGCCATTCAACAAAATCGGCCTGCCCGTTAAATGTCAGGGCTTCGGTGCTGGCAAATGCCTGACCGAACCCATGCATACCGGACAGTGCCAGCCTGCCCGGTGCGCGGTCGCGGATATAGCTCTGGGGTTCCATCGTAGCAGCAGCTTTCAGTCCAAGCTCCGTGCGCATGTCTCCAGGCGTGTTTCGTGACAGTAATAAGCGAGCCTTGTTGCTGCATGGAATTGCTTTTGCCTCAAAGTTATCACCAAAATAAAGGAGAGAGTTTTGTCCCACCCCTACCTTGCTGATATTGGTTAACGTATTGTTAAGCGGCTGTTTACCTGCCAGTGCTTTAGTAACCGTTGTCGCAAAGTTCGGGTCATTGCCCAGCGCTGCTGCCAGCTCGTTCAGCGTGTCCAGGGCTTCCGGTGACGAGTCAACCAGCGCAGCAAGCAGTTTGCGAACAAATGCCGCGTTCGCTGTTTCCAGACCGGCAGCATCGTCCGGTGGGGTTGGTGTGGTGGGTGTGCCGGTGAATGCCGGGCTGTCCAGCGGCGCTTTTGTTTTCGTCTCGTCCATGACGGTTTTGACGGCTTTTGGTGTGGCTGCCAGTTCCTCGCTGTCGTTGTCTGTATCACTACAGAGTTGCACCAGGCCTTTTTCTGTTGTGGAAGCATTGCTTCCCTTCAGGTCATCAACAATCCGTTGCGCCTCGTCCCTGTGCTGTTTCGCTTCCTGCGCATTGCCTGCGCTCGCATCCTGGCTGGCCTTCGCCTGCCGGGCGTATTCGGCAGCGTTATTTTCATGGCCCAGCGCAACATTTGCCGCATTTTCTGCACTGGTCGCAGCCAAAGATGCTGCTTCCTTATACTGACTGGCGCGTCCGGCTGCATCAACCGATTCATTCCGCGCTGCCCCTGATGCCTGAGCACTGTTTTCTGCCTCATTCGCAAAACGCTCTGCGTCATCACGGGCCGTTTCGGTTGCTGTCACATCCTGTGCAGTCTGTTGTGCGCTTCCGGCTGCATTATCAGCGTGACTTTTTGCGTTCTGCTCGCTTTTTGCAGCCGCTTCGGCGCTCTGCTGTGCCTGATTTTTCAGCTCTTCTGCCTTATTTTTACTGTCAAGAGCAGAGGTCGCTGCGTTTGTTGCTGTATCCGCTGCCGACTCTGCTCTTTTACGGTCATCAGTGACCTGCTCTGACTGCCGGGTAACTGCATCCACCATTTCCTCAAAACGCTTCATCACCTCCGGACGTAAATCACCATCCTTTGGTGCATCCAGAAACGCGTTCAGTGTCCCAGGTGTGTCAGTCGGTGCCACATAAATATCCCCGACACGGGTTGGCTGCCAGCCGTTACGGTTAAGCGCAACCTCGTAATACCCCGGCTCAGCCTCAATCACATAAGCACCGTTATTGTCCGTCACACAAGTGGCGACAACGTGTGCCACAACGGTCGGACTGGTTCTTCTGGCCCGCAGTTCAATCGCACAATTTACGACAGGCTTACCCGCCCCGTCTTTCAGCACACCTGAAATCTTTACTGCCATATTCACCCCACAAAAAAGCCCGCCTGAACCGGCGGGCTGTCATAACACTGTGTTACCTGGCTAATCAGAACTTATAACCGACACCCACGATGAAACCGTCAGTGCGCCAGTCACCACTGCCGGAGCCTTCATAAGCAAGGTCAATAGTCACCGTTTCTGCCGGGCTGAACTGAAGACCCGCACCCCATGCCAGCGACAGGTGTCGTGCGGTATAGCCATCACTGGCGGTGGTCGTCTCCTTCACATACCCCGGTTTCAATTCATCACGTCGGTAATCCTGAACACTGTCAGACCAGCGGGTGTAAGCCATCCCAGCCGTGCCATAGAGACTGACCTGCTCACTGACCTGCCAGACAGGGCCGGCCATCAGACTCACATAACGACCGCGCAGGCTTTCATAATGGAGCGTATTTTCACCCGTCTTCATCGTGTCGCTTTTTTTCGCCGACGCATAACTCAGCGAAACAATACCACCCGCATGGTCCGTGAATTCATAACGGTATTTCACGTTAATCCCTTTTAAATCACCTGTACGGGCACCGGTACCGGACAATGCCGGCACGCCGCCCGGGTGAACCTGAGCATATCCCACGGAAAACGCACCGTGTCCGACTTCAGCCTGCGCAGGAAGGGCCATTCCTGCCAGAAAAGCGACAAAAAATAAAATATGGCGCATGATTACCTCTCGTTTTCAGTCAATAAAAAAGGCACCGCTTCGGGTGCCCCTCCGGGTTAATAAATCGTCAGCTGATACTGATTCCTGCCGTGGATTTTTTCATGACCACCACCAGTAAATCGCTGATGTACGTTGTCGGCGTCCATTTGTTCGCGCCGGTCGACGACACATTAAACGTCAGGGTGACATGACCCCGTCCTGCCGGCATATCTATCACCGATGAGAACACCCGGCTGACATCCGTTGCCGGTTCATGGAAAATCTCAGCCCCGTTTTTAAACACCTGCAGCTTGCAGGTGGAATACCAGTATGACTGTTGGTTATGACTGTTGAAATTCTGGTGTTTCGTACCACGAAATAATACCGGCGGAATGATAATCTGCCGGTCGAATCCCTGATCATCATAAACCGTGACGGTTATAGTGCCACTGGCATAACTTCCATTTCGCGGGAAAGCCTTACCCACCGTTTTGACAATATCGCCTTCAATCTGGCTGGCTGACAGTTTTCCAAGGATCCGGCAGTTCTGATTAATCGTGACGTTGTTGAGCGTCCCGGAATTCGCATTCACGTTACCGCTGATATCAGCATTTCTCGCCGTCAGCCGCCCGTCCGGTGTCATGGAGAATGCCGGAGGATTACCGGATGACGTGATGCTCACCGCAAATAGTCGCTTCAGGAACACGTCGTTCATGAACAGCTGATTCCCCTGCGCCACAAACAGCGGCGTGGTGTTACCGTTCTCCGGGGTAATCATCGCAATGCGATCGGCCTGCAGCAGAATGTTACTCAGGGTCTGACCATCAACATCCTCAATCCCTGCACCAATACCGGCCACATAGGGAATACCGTTTTTTGTTTTCTGCACCTTCAGCATATACATGGCATTCAGCTCATTGCGCGTGTCTGACTGAACCCGCTGGATTTGCTGTATGGTCACGGCCTGGTCACCCAGCTTTTTATCCGTGGTCGAGGTAATTTCACTCCCTTTTTTATCCACGTACTGGCGGACCTGTGCTATCTGTCGGGCGTTTTCTGACTGCCCCTGGCTGACAGTCTGTGAGATTTCACTGCTCACCCGGTCCACTTTCTGGTTCACCTGCGCGATGGCCAGTGCCTGGTCCTCATTCTTTTTCGCAACCAGCTGCGTGAGAGTGTTTTCCGCCTTCCCGATTTTCCGGGTCACTTCTGCGATATCCGTGTCCATCCGCTGACGGATGTCTTCTTCCAGTTGCGTGACCTCCGTACGCAGCGCTGAAGCATCAATGCGCTCTTTCAGTGCCTGACCAAGAAGCGTCTCATCTATCAGCCCCCGGAAAATTTCCAGATACCCTTCACCATCATTGCTGGGCTGCCCGCTGGCTTCCACAAAAGCAGATTTTCCCACCAGGTTGACGCTTCGCACGTAAAACCAGAAATCCGTCCCCGGCTTAATCCGGCTCCCCTGGACAGTCCACTGACTGCCGGCCCCCAGATAACGGGCAGATTTTTCCACCTGTGCTGTGTTCGTGATGCGTTTTTCTGAGAACCAGAATTCAAACTGTACCGTCGGGTCATACACCGCAAGACGCGGGACCGCCGTTATCTGAAAATACCCCGGCGTCAGCTCAATGGTGGCGGGTTTTGCAGGTGCGTTAATCCGGAAGGTGGTGGTGGCAGGATCGCCCTGCTGTCCCCACGCATTTACCGCCCGGACTGTCAGCCTGTAGTTCCCCAGCGCCAGTTGTGTGAAGCGGTAAGTGGTTTCCGTCGTCCGGGCCGTGCTGACCAGCCGCTCACTGCCGTCATCCGCTGTTACAGTCAGGCGAAGCAGGAAGCTCACGCCCTTCACCACCTTCGGCGTGTCCCAGCGCGCCAGCACCTGGTATTCCCCGCTGTCTGCGGTGACTTCTGCGGTCAGATGCTGCACCGCTGGCGGCGTGACACCATTCACCGTGCCGCTCTGGTCGCCGTCAAAGTGCGCCCCGTTATCCACGATGGCTTCTTTTTCCGGTACATGCTGCACGGCGGTGATGGCATACGTGCCGTCGTCGTTCTCACGGATACTCACGCAGCGGAACAGGCGCTGGCGCAGCGTCGGCAGCTTCAGCCCCCACACGCTGTATTCTGCAACGCCGTCAGGAACACGGCTCACTTTCACCTTCACGCCGTCGGTGACGGACTGGACCTCCACGCTGACCGGATTACCCTGACCGTCAACCAGGCTTATCAGCGTGGTACCGGAGGATGGCAGCGTGATTTCACGGTCGAGCGTCAGCGTCCGGGTCTGGCTGTTCACCGCCAGCACGCGCCCGCCGGTGCTGATACCCGCATAGTCATCATCGCAGATTTCAATGACATCGCCCGGTACATGGCGAAGCCCTTCAGCACCCACGCTGAAGTCCACGGTCTGCGTTTCCAGCAGTTCCGTTTTAATCAGCCACAGCCCGGCGCGGTGTGCCTGCCCCCGGCTGGTACAGCCAAAGGCATCCATCTTCGTGACGTTACGACCGTAACGGGCAATGGCCTGCGTATCTTCAACAAGCTCTGTCGCCGTCTCCCAGCCGTTGTTCGGGTCAATCCAGTTCACCTCAACGGCATTATGGCGGTCCTTCAGGGCGCTGAAGCTGTAGCGGAACGGCGCGCCATCATCCGGCATCACCACATTACTGCGGTTATAGGCCCACACCTTATCCGACGGCCGGTCCTGCACGAACGTCAGCGTCTGCCCGTTCCATACCGGCATACAGCGCATCGCCGAGCAGAAATCACTGAGCACATCCCACGCCTTGCGCTGTGTGGTCAGGTACGCATTACAGGTGATGCGCGGCTCCGTGCCGCCAAAGCCGTCCGGCACTGACTGGTCGCAGTACTGGCCGATGACATACAGCGCCCATTTGTCCACATCCGCCGCACCAAGACGTTTCCCCATGCCGTAGCGCGGATGGGTCAGCATATCCCACAGACACCAGGCCATGTTGTTGCTGTATGCTGGTTTAAACGTTCCGTCCCAGATACCGCTGTATTGCCGCGTCTGCGGGTTATAGTTCGACGGCACCTGCAGAATACGCCCGCGAAGATGATAATTACGGCTCACCTGCTGGCTGCCGAACTGCTCCGAGTCCACCTGCACGCCGACCAGTGCCGTGTTCGGGTAGCACTGTTTCACATCGATAATTTCGGTGTATGACGACCAGAGCGTTTTGTTCTGCAGCTGGTCTGTGGTGCTGTCCGGCGTCATCCTGCGCATCCGGATACTGAACGGGCGCGGCGGCAGGTTATCCACCACCACCGAGGCCAGATACTGCGAGGTGGTTTTGCCCTTAATGGTGATGTCTTTTTCCGTCACCCAGCCACCGTTACGTTGTATCTGAACCAGCAGGCGGACTTCCGATGGATTCCGGTCCCCCTTTGAGGTGGTTTCCACCAGTGCCTGCACACCGAAGGTAAAACGCAGACGGTCAATGTTTGCCGACGTGATGGTCCGGGTGATCGGCGTGTCATATTTCACTTCCGTACCCAGCACCGTCTCGGAGCCGGAGGATTCAAATCCCTCCGGCGGTGTCTGCTCCTGCTCACCGGCCCGGAACACCACCGTGACGCCGGAGATATTGGTATTCCCCTCACTGTCCAGCACCGGCGTACTGTTCAGCAGCACGCTTTTTAATCCATCCACCGGACCTTCAACCGGCCCTTCGCTGATGGCATCGATCACACTCAGCAGCTGCGTGGACTTCAGGTTGTCCTTCGCTTCGCGCGGGGTATGCCCCTTACTGCTGCCTTTACCCATTCCTCACGCTCCATAAACGACAAAACCGCCCGGAGGCGGTTTCACATAAAACATTTTGCATCAGCGACCAATCACCACAACCTGACCACCATCCCCTTCGTCTGCCGTGCTGATCTCCTGAGAGACCACCCGCGACCCCACGCGCATTTCACCGTACAGAACCGGCAGAACATTGCCCTGGGCAACCATGTTATCCAGTGAGGAGAAATAGGTGTTCTGTTTTCCGTTATCTGTACTTGCTGCCGTGGGCGTCCTGGCTTTCGGTGCCAGCATCTGCGCCACACCACCGAGCACCATACTGGCACCGAGAGAAAACAGGATGCCGGTCATACCACCGGCCACAATGGCTGCCCCCCATGCTGCAAGGGTGGCTCCGGCGGTAAAGAATGATCCGGCAATGGCGGCTGCTCCCAGGACAATCTGGAATACACCACCTGACTTGGCCCCGGCGACTCTGGGAACAATATGAATCACAGCGCCATCAGGCAGAGTCTCATGTAACTGCGCCGTTAACCCGGACGTGCTGACGTCCCGCCCGGCAATCCGTACCTGATACCAGCCGTCGCTCAGTTTCTGACGAAACACCGGGAGCTGTGTGGCCAGTGCGCGGATGGCTTCAGCCCCCGTTTTCACACGAAGGTCGATGCGGCGGCCAAATCGTTGCAAATCCCCGTAAAGGCAGATGCGCGCCATGCCCGGTGACGCCAGAGGGAGTGTGTGCGTCGCTGCCATTTGTCGGTATACCTCTCTCGTTTGCTCAGTTGTTCAGGAATATGGTGCAGCAGCTCGCCATCACCACAGTAAATGGCGGCATGATTCGGCACCGATGAACCAAAACAGCACAGCAGCACATCGCCCGGCTGCGCCTCTGACACGGCACCTGATACAGCCCGTTGCCTCCATATTGTCAAGATAGAGATTCTGACCGTTACGCCACCAGTCATACCCGCGATGAAAATCCGGCATCTCAATCCCCGCCAGATGATAAGCATCCCGGAACAGCGTGTAACAGTCCGTCGACCCGTGCTCAAAGCGCCGCCCGGTGAGATGCGGCACACAGCGGAACTTATGAATCGTCCCCCGGCAGACCAGCCACCACGGCAAATCACTCTGCACCTGCAGCCGCCGGTCAGCCTCACTCAGCCAGGGCAGACCACCGGGGTGGCTGTGGACCAGCGCCACAATCTCACCCTGCATTTCTGCCTGCAGCCAGTCCTCCGGCGACATCCGGAAATAATCCTCCGGCTCACCGGAGATATTCACGCAGGGAAAATATCTTTCCCCCTCCGGCGTGCTTACCACGAAGCCGCACGACTCCGCTGGCGCACATCGCCGGGCGTGCGCCAGAATCGCTGATTCTGTCTGTGTCATGGGATTTACTGCGAAAGTTTGTTAATGGAAAGGAAGCCGCCAAAGTTGCCGACGTTATTGCGGAACTTACAGCCACTCAGGCATTTGCTGCATTTATCCTTCGTGATATCGGACGTCGGCTGGTCATATTCATCCGCGACAGCCGGACCGTGATAACCGCACTCATCACCGCGATAGGTCCAGGTGCAGGTATTAGCCAGCATGATACGTCCCGGAAAAACGGCACCATCCGTTTCCGTCGGCGTGGACAGTACAAAGGAGGCACTGACCGCGCTCAGTTCGCTGCACTGCTCATGCGCCAGCGGCTGATCACCTCCTGCTCCGGATCGGCGTCGCTGTTTCCGTTGACGAAGTTCACCGCATCCAGAAAACGGGCATAAACCTTACGCCTGACCACCGTTCCGCCGACCAGACTCTGCAGATCTTCCGCCATCCCGGTGACCATGCCATACAGGTTAGAAACCGTCAGCGTGGGGCGCGTACTGGTGCCTTTGCCATTCAGTTCGAAACCACTCCCCTGAATGGGATACGCCTGATACTGTCGCCCCTGCCAGGTGACCGGCTCACCTTTTTCGTTCTGCTCATTACAGAAAAAATAACGTTCTCCACCGACCTCTGTCAGGTCGATTTCCCATAGCACCACGCTGGCCGACTGCTCCGCACGGGTGCATTCATTCAGTGTTTCCTGCCGGATATCCTGCATCAGTTCACCACCTGTTCAAACTCTGCGCTGAACTCAACACGCAGCATACTGACCCGCGACGACCATTTTGCGCAGGTCACCTTTATCTGCCGCCACTCATAAGGCGGTGTCCACAGAAAGGCTTTCCAGCCCCCGTGCTCTTCCAGAAACGACTCCAGTACCGTGGCCTCCTCACGGGGGACAGAAAGCGTCACGCTGTACGTTTTCAGGTTGGCATTCAGCCCGGCAGGCGCTCGCTGGGAATAGCCATCACCAAAGCGCACCTTTCTTACAGAAGGGGCCGAAGCCACATCCATACCGGGTTTCACTTTCCAGCGGAAGGTTTTCATCGTCCACCTCCGGAGAACAGGCCACCATCACGCATCTGTGTCTGAATTTCATCACGGGCACCCTTGCGGGCCATGTCATACACCGTCTTCAGAGCAGCCGGACCTATCTGCCCGTTCGTGCCGTCGTTGTTAATCACCACATGGTTATTCTGCTCAAACGTCCCGGACGCCTGCGACCGGCTGTCAGCCAGACTGCCCGGTGTACCGACATAACCACCGGTGGCATAGCCGCGCATCAGCCGGTAGAGATTCCCCACGCCAATCCGGCTGGTTGCCTCCTTCGTGAAGACAAATTCACCACGGTGAACAATCCCCGCTGGCTCATATTTGCCGCCGGTTCCCGTAAATCCCCCGGTCGCAAAATGGAATTTCGCAGCAGCTGCCTGAATGGCTGTACCGCCTGACGCTGATGCGCCGCCACCAACAGCCCCGCCAATGGCGCTGCCGATACTCCCGACAATCCCCACCATTGCCTGCTTAAGCAGAATTTCTGTCATCATGGACAGCACGGAACGGGTAAAGCTGCGCCAGTTCTGCTCACTGCCGGTCAGCATCGCCGCCATATTCTGTGCAATACCATCAAAGGTCTGCGTGGCTGCACTTTTAACCTGCGACATACTGTCCGTGGCGCTCTCTTCCCACTCACTCCAGCCGGACTTCAGGCCTGCCATCCAGCTCCCGCGAAGCTGGTCTTCAGCCGCCCAGGTCTTTTTCTGCTCTGACATGACGTTATTCAGCGCCAGCGGATTATCGCCATACTGTTCCTTCAGGCGCTGTTCTGTGGCTTCCCGTTCTGCCTGCCGGTCAGTCAGCCCCCGGCTTTTCGCATCAATGGCGGCCCGTTTTGCCCGTTGCTGCTGTGCGAATTTATCCGCCTGCTGCGCCAGCGCGTTCAGGCGCTCCTGATACGTAACCTTGTCGCCAAGTGCAGCCAGCTGGCGTTTGTACTCCAGCGTATCATCTTTATGCGCCAGCAGGGATTTCTCCTGTGCAGACAGCTGGCGACGTTGCGCCGCCTCCTCCAGTACCGCGAACTGACTCTCCGCCTTCCACAAATCCCGGCGCTGCTGGCTGATTTTCTCATTTGCTCCGGCATGCTTCTCCAGCGTCCGGAGTTCAGCCTGAAGCGTCAGCAGGGCAGCATGAGCACTGTCTTCCTGACGATCGCCCGCAGACACCTTCACGCCGGACTGTTTCGGCTTTTTCAGCGTCGCTTCATAATCCTTTTTCGCCGCCGCCATCAGCGTGTTGTAATCTGCCTGCAGGATTTTCCCGTCTTTCAGTGCCTTATTCAGTTCCTCCTGACGGGCGGTATATTTCTCCAGCGGTGTCTGCAGGCGTTCGTAAGCCTTCTGTGCCTCTTCGGTATATTTCAGCCGTGACGCTTCGGTATCGCTCTGCTGCTGCGCATTTTTGTCCTGTTGACTCTGCTGCTCAGCCTTCTTTCGGGCGGCTTCAAGCGCAAGACGGGCCTTTTCACGATCATCCCAGTAACGCGCCCGCGCTTCATCGTTAACAAAATAATCATCCTTGCGCAGATTCCAGATGTCGTCTGCTTTCTTAAACGCAGCCTCTGCCTTAATCAACATCTCCTGCGCGGTATCAGGACGACCAATATCCAGCACCGCATCCCACATGGATTTGAATGCCCGCGCTGTCCTGTCTGCCCAGGTCTCCAGCGTGCCCATGTTCTCTTTCAGGCGGCGGGTCTGGTCATCAAACCCTTTCGTTGCGGCCTCGTTCGCCGCCTGCAATGCCCCGGCTTCATCGCCGGAACGCTGCAACTGAGCAACATACGCAATCTGCTCCGCCGTCACGTTATGGAACTGACGTGCCATCGCTGTCAGTCCCGACGTCGGGTCTGTGGTCAGCTTCCCGAAGGCTTCAGCGACCTTGTCCACCTCCACGCCGGATGCAGAGGAGAAACGCGCCACACTCTGGCTGATCGCCTCAAACTGCTCACCACCACGCACACCGGCATTCACCAGCGCCGTCAGTGACTCGCTGGTCTGGTTAAACGTCAGCCCTGCCGCCTGCCCGGCTCTGGACAGGACCAGCATACGATCTGCCGTCAGTCCCGCCTGATTGCCGGAAAGGACCAGCGTTTTGTTGAAATCGGACAGGGTTGAGTTGCCCTGATACCAGGCATACGCCAGCGCACCGGTCGCCACCGCCAGCGAGGTGGCCCCCACCATCGGCAGGGTGATCGCACCGGCAAGCCCCCTGAACATGGGGATCATCCCGCCGAAGGAGTCCTTAACCTGACCCCCCTGTTGCAGCAGGATCAGCCACGGACTCTGCCCGCCTGCAAGCTGCGTGGCCACGTCGGTGAACTGCGCAGGCAGCATACGCATGGCGGCTTTATACTGCCCGACGGAAATCCCCGCTTTCTGTGCAGCCAGCGCCTGCCGGCTCATCGACTGTTCAACGACTGCCGCTGTTTTTTTCGCATCACTTTCCGTACCGGAAAAATGACGCCTGACTCTGGCCATCTGCTCGTCAAATCTGGCCGCATCCAGACTTAAATCAACGACCAGATCGCCTACCGGTTCAGCCATACCGGACTCCTCCTGCGATCCCTTCTGATACTGTCATCAGCATTACATCATCCTCCGTCATGTCCGCCACATCCGGGGAAGCGGGGATAACTTCATTCCCGTCCGGGCCAAAACGAACGCCTCCGGCAAGCCCTGCCGCTTTCTGCATCAGCACATCATCTTCAGGCTCTTCGTCAGCCTCACGCCGGTTCAGCAGACTGAAATCCAGCGGATGCATATCCGGATCGCTGAAAAACAGGCTGAGCACGGTGTACGTCAGCCCGGAAAAGTGCATATCCAGCAGAACATCATGAAAATAATGGGTACTGTAAAAGCGGTGCCAGTCGGCATACTCCGTGGATGACATCCCGGCAAGCATGGCACGCCAGTCGGGTCGCCCCATCTCGCGCGCCAGTTTCAGGGCAAAAGTCAGCTCACCGTCGAACACTTTCCCGCAGAAACAGGCTCTGCAGGCCCGGCGTCCTCTGCCTGTTCAGGGGCATCATTCACCACAAACTCATACATACCGGACAGCCGGTACACCACGTTTTCAGCATGAGAAATTGCCTCTGTAGGCCAGGTGGTAAGCACTTCCTGCTCAATCTGTTTAACGGCTTCATTCATGGAAGGCTGCTTTGTCTTCTGCGGATGGTTATGCCACAGGGACATCGCTACCACAAAAGCACCGGTTCTGATGGCGTCTTCCACAGTAAACTTCCGGTTGCTGTCTGACTCCGCCTGTTCTGCCTGCCGTTTCATCAGGGCGAGATGCTCAATGCGCTGCAGGGCTGACAGTTCAGAAAGCGTGACGGTCACACCGTTATGTTCAAATGATTCGGTTTTCAGGAACATCGCTGACTCTCCGGATTAACTGGCGGTGACGGTAATTTCTGCAACCGCAGCAAACTCACCATTACCGGATACAACCGGAATGTTGACCTTGCCTGCAGCAACGCCGTTCACGGTGATGGTCATACCACTGACCGACACGGTGGCTTTTGTTTTATCCGCAGACACCGCACGAAAGCTCTTGTCGGTTACGCCCTCCGGCTGGAAGGCCACGGTCAGCGTGGTGCTCTGCCCTTTCACCACCGAGGTGCTGGCAGGCGTCACGGTCATGCCGGTTGCCGCTGTTACCGTGCTGCGATCTTCTGCCATCGACGGACGTCCCACATTGGTGACTTTCACCGTGCGGGTGATCACTTCCTTCGCCGTCACCGCCTTACCGATACTGCTGACCCAGCCACGGAACACATCGACCGTGCCGTTCGGGAAGCGGATTTTATAGGCACGGGTATCGCCTTCATTAAACCACGCCAGCAGCGCCTGCTGCCCCTGCTCTCCGGGTATCCACGCCAGCGTGAAGCTGGTATCTCCGGCAGATTTCTGCCCCTGCCCGGTCGCAGTCCAGTCTGCATCTTCATCATCGAGATAGCTGTCGTCATAGGACTCAGCGGTCAGTTCGCCGGGCGTCAGGTCTTTAACTTTTGCCAGACGCGACCAGTCAACGTCTGAAAGCGGATTCGCATAAGGGTCACCGCTCCCCTTATAAACCCACAGGGTGGTCCCGGCACCTTTCACCGGCATTGTAGGATTTGGTACAGGCATAGCGTCCTCACATTTCATAGGTAATGACATAAGTCAGATCGGCTGAACTCCACAGGCCCGCATCATCGTCGCGCCGGTAGTCATAGCCGCTGGCCACCATACTGGTGATCAAATCTGACAGTGCCGGGATATCGCTCATCACCGGATAAATCCGGGACTCCATCCACGCATCCAGCTCTGAATCCGGCACCTGAGCAGGCAGGAAAACTTCGATATGCAGCTCCGCCTGCCAGGTATCGCTGTCCAGCTCTTCGCCCGTGTATTCAGCGCCGGTGAGATAAACGGCAACTGCCGGAAAATCCGCCTCATCAAAAACAGCGGGGCGACCATCAAAAAACGTCGCCCCGGTGTCATGCTTCTCCAGTGCATCCAGTACGGCTGCACGGAGTTCAGTATGTTTCATCGCTTTATTACCATCCTCAGTTGATGCTGCAGCGCATAGCCCAGCTCTTTCGGAAGACGTTCACGCCGTATCCGCTCAATATTTTGTTTAAACGCCGTGGTCAGCGGCACCGCCATCGGGATTTTCACCACATCAATGGGGTAACGGTTTTTCCCGGCCACACGCTGCATGACATGCCACCGGCCATTTTTCAGTTGCTGAATAAACGCGCCGGGAATACGACGGTTACCCACCACAAGCACGCTGCCGCCACCTTTCAGGGATGAACGCTGCCCCTTTTTACGACGCCTGCGGCGCGAAAGGACAACCCGCGCATTACCCAGCTTGATTACGGGCAAATCCCCCCGGTTAACTTTGATTCTGGCCTGCGGATTTTTGACCGTGGCCCTTTTCAGCCTGGCCCTTTCCTTTACCAGTTTCCGGCGTACCTTTGTCTCACGGGCAACCTGTGACGCCGACTGCGATATCGCGGATGAAGCAACGCGGTTAATGGCCATTGCGGCGGCACCAGGCACCGCCGTTTTGCTGATACGGCTGAGGTTTTCAATGGCCTGCTCAAGACCTTTTATGGCCATACATCCCCCTTTCAGCGGCGACGGTTAACGGCAGGCGGTACGCCCCGCCCAAGCCAGAGATGACAGCTTCCACCATCATCCGGCGAAACCCGGTCTATCCAGAAGTTTTCCTCACCGATGGTCAGCGTGTCTCCACGCCGCAGCTGCCGCACATCATCAGTCCGGACAAACAGGGACGGGCTGGAGCCTTCAACGCGCACGCCCTGTCCGGCATAGCTGATATTTTCAGGGTCATCAAAAACACCACGTATTACTGCGCCGGACTGCTCACCGGATGTCATGGTGGCTGACGTTCCCATGTACCCGCGTATCGTTTCATCGGCGCGAACAATGGCAGCATCGAACAGGTTATCGAAATCAGCCACAGCGCCTCCCGTTATTGCATTCTGGCCAGGCCGCGCTCTGTCATTTCAGCTGCCACACCGGCAGAGACACGGAACGCCGTTCCCGGCAGCACAAATGCCACAGCCTCATCCCGCGTGGCGTGAAGTGCATCAGTATGCAGCGTCACCAGTGCCACAACCGTGACCAGATCAGCCGTATCAGTCACGGTATCCGGCTGCGCTGATACAACCTCATTTTCATGTCCGGTCAGCGCATTTTCCGGGCTGACAGATGTGTCCTGACCAGCAGCGTCATCCGTGTCATCAAGCTCCTCTTCCAGCTCTGCCACACGGAGTGCCAGTTCTTCTTTCGTCCCCGTCAGGCTGACATCACGGTTCAGTTGCTCACCCAGCACCTGAAGACGGGCAATCAGTTCATCTTTCGTCATGGACTCCTCCACAGAGAGAAAATGGCCCCGAAGGGCCATGATTACGCCAGTTGTACGGACACGAACGCATCAGGGTCAGCCAGCAGCATCAGCGGTGCTGACTGAATCATGGTGAACTCACGCGCCGGATCGCCGGTAGTCACCCAGTTTTTCGGGTAGCGGGCAGAGGCGTTAATACCTTCGCGCTGTGCGTCCGCATCCTGAATGCAGCCATAGGTGCGCAGACCGCGTGCCTGAGTGTTCCCCAGCACCATCGTGTTGTCCGGCAGGAAGTTCTTTTTGACGTCGTTTTCCACGTACTGTCCGGAATACACGACGATCGCCGTATCGCCATACATCCCCTTATAGGACACCGCTTCGCCCAGGTCTTTTACCGCTGTCTCCAGCTCGGAATTAGAGCCGCGACGGGTATCCAGCTTCTCCTTGACGGCTTTGAAGGAACGGAACAGCGCCCAGCCTTTCGGATCAAACACGATGATATTCACCACACCGCTGGCGTTCAGCGCGTAGGCTTCGATATCGTCGGTCGGGTCATACGTGGACTTGTCACGCTTGCTCCACTCCGTACCGCCGGACTGCGTGATGTTGTTCGCCACACTGCGGCCCATATCCACTTCAACCGGATCGAAGGCTTCACCGGTCATGGTATATTTGCCCTTAAGCACGGCAGAAACGGCCTGCATCTCTTCGACCTGAGCAATGGCCAGCTCTTCGTCTCGCATGTTCTGCAGGATGATGCGACGGCGGCGGTAAGCCGGGTCCGCCAGATTCTGTGGATCTTCATCCGGCAGGCGACGCAGGGTCATCTGCGGATTCACCTCATGCTTCGGCTTGACATATCCCGGTGTAAATTCAGAGGTGGAGCCGCCACGGGAGCGGATAACCTCACCGGAAACAATCGGCGAAACGTACAGCGCCATGTTTACCAGTCCCGGAATTTGTGAGAGATAGACTTTCTCCGTGGTGAAGGGATAGCTCTCACGGAAAAAGAGACGCAGAAACAGCGGATCAAACTTAAATTTCTTCTCATTTGCCGCCAGCAGCTGGGCGGTTGTGTACATCGACATAAAAAAATCCCGTAAAAAAAGCCGCACAGGCGGCCTTTAGTGATGAAGGGTAAGGTTAAACGATGCTGATTGCCGTTCCGGCAAACGCGGTCCGTTTTTTCGTCTCGTCGCTGGCAGCCTCCGGCCAGAGCACATCCTCATAACGGAACGTGCCGGACTTGTAGAACGTCAGCGTGGTGCTGGTCTGGTCAGCAGCAACCGCCAGAATGCCAACGGCAGCACCGTCGGTGGTGCCATCCCACACAACCAGCTTACGGGTGGAGGTGTCCAGCATCAGCGGGGTCATTGCAGGCGCTTTCGCACTCAATCCGCCGGGCGCGGTTGCCGTATGTGCCGGGTCACTGTTGCCCAGCGGCTGGTAATGGGTAAAGGTTTCTTTGCTCGTCATAAACATCCCTTACACTGGTGTGTTCAGCAAATCGTTAACGGCATCAGATGACGGGTTACCTGCAGCCAGCGGTGCCGGTGCCCCCTGCATCAGACGATCCAGCGCAGTGTCACTGCGCGCCTGTGCACTCTGTGGTGCAGCTGCCAGAATGCGGCGGGCCGTTTCCACGGTCATACCGGGGGGTTCGGCCAGCACGCGTGCCTGTTCTTCGCGTCCGTGAGCCTCCTCACAGTTGAGGATCCCCATAATGCGGCTGTTTTCTGCCGCAACCGCTGCGGTGATCTGCGCGTTCACATCCGGCTGCGCCGCGCTGGCGTTTTTGCACTCCGTCGCTTGCACCACGCCAGTAACGTCAGCCTGCGAAGCAGTGGCTGAAACAGTTGTTGATTGAGTCTCTTTGGTCATTCGCCCTCCTGAGAGACGGGATTTACGTGTATCCAGTGCATCACGCATGACGGTGATCGCATCGGTACTGTTAACAAGTTCATCAGCCAGTCCGGCATCAATGGCCTCCTGACCGCTGTACACTGCAGCCTCGGTATCCAGCACAGCCTGCACGGACAGGCCGGTATATGCCGATACCTTCTGTGCAAACATCCGGCGAGTTGCATCCATCCGGGACTGCAGTGTTTCCCGGACATCATCCGGTAGATGGCTGTAGGGGTTGCCATCCACCTTATGGCTGCCGCTGTAAATCAGCGTGATTTCCACGCCCTGTTTCTCCAGCGCAGCGCCGTAATTACTGTGAGCCATCATGACGCCGATGGAGCCTGTCCGGGCGGTCTGCGTGACCAGACGCCGGGAGGCGGCACTGGCAAGCAGCTGACCTGCACTGCAGTTCATGTCGTTGGCCAGCGCCCATACCGGTTTTATGTCACGCACACGGGCGATGATGTCAGCGCAGTCAAATGCCCCCGCCACCATCCCGCCGGGCGTGTCCATATCGAGCAGAATGCCGTCCACCATCGGATCGCTGGCAGCCTGTTGCAGACGGGCGATAATGCCGTTGTAACCGGTCATCCCCGAATGCGGCTGCAGCGCCCGCGTCCGGTTGACCAGCGTGCCGGAAACCGGCAGCACGGCGATGCCGTTCATGACCTGATAACTGCGGGCCTGTCGTGGTCCGTCATCATCACCGGATAACGCCAGCGTCGCGGGTGTCTCCGGGGCAGTCAGGCTGTCACCGGACACCGCATCTGTCAGGCGGCTGATCCCAAGCTGGCCTGCTAGCGCACAAAAGAAAACCCGCGCATAGGCGGGTTCAAGCATCAGCGGCTCATTAAAGGCCATGCTGGCAATATGCGGGAGATTACGCAGCTCTGCTGTCACTCTTCTCCTCCTCTGTTGATTGTCGCAGCCCGGATTCAAATGCCGCAGCCGCCCAGGCTGGCGGTTTAAGACCGGCTGCGCGGCGCTCCATCGTTTCACGGACCTGCTGGGCAAAAATTTCCTGATAGTCGTCGCCGCGTTTTGCGCACTCTTTCTCATAGGTGCTCAGTCCGGCTTCTATCAGCATCACCGCTTCCTGTACTTCTTTCAGACCATCGATGGCCATACGACCGGAGCCTATCCAGTCACAGTTCCCCCAGGCACTGCGGGCTTCCTGAAAACTGAAGCGTGCTTTTGAAGGTAACGTCACCACGCGGCGAGCGATGGCCTCTTCCAGCCAGCACAGAAACATCTGGCTCGCCTGACGGGATGCGACGAATTTTCGCCGCCCCATAAAGTACGCCCACGACTCGTTCGCACTGGCCCGTGCCGTGGAGTAGCTCATCTGGGCGTAATTCCGGGAAAGCTGCTCATACGAGACACCCAGCCCGGCAGCGATATACCGCAACAGTGACTGCTCAAACACGGAGTAGCCGTTATCCGTGTCCTGAGCCGTCTGCAGGTTCAGTGAGTCCCCCGGCATCAGGTGCGGCACTTTTGCGCCTCCCAGACGGACCGGTGCTGCGGCGTAATACGCGGCAATTTCACCAATCCAGCCGGTCAGCTTGTCCCGCTGCTCCTTACTGTTCGCGCCCAGAATAAAATCCATCGCTGACTGCGTATCCAGCTCACTCTCAATGGTGGCGGCATACATCGCCTTCACAATGGCGCTCTGCAGCTGCGTGTTCTGCAGCGTGTCGAGCATCTTCATCTGCTCCATCACGCTGTAAAACACATTTGCACCGCGGGTCTGCCCGTCCTCCACGGGTTCAAAAACGTGAATGAACGAGGCGCGCCCGCCGGGTAACTCACGGGGTATCCATGTCCATTTCTGCGGCATCCAGCCAGGATAGCCGTCCTCGCTGACGTAATATCCCAGCGCCGCACCGCTGTCATTAATCTGCACACCGGCACGGCAGTTCCGGCTGTCGCCGGTATTGTTCGGGTTGCTGATGCGCTTCGGGCTGACCATCCGGAACTGTGTCCGGAACAGTCGCGAGGGACTGGTATCCCAGGTGGCCTGAACGAACAGTTCACCGTTAAAGGCGTGCATGGCCACACCTTCCCGAATCATCATGGTAAACGTGCGTTTTCGCTCAACGTCAATGCAGCAACAGTCATCTTCGGCAAACTCTTTCCATGCCGCTTCAACCTCGCGGGAAAAGGCACGGGCTTCTTCCTCCCCGATGCCCAGATAGCGCCAGCTTGGGCGATGACTGAGCCGGAAAAAAGACCCGACGATATGATCCTGATGCAGCTGGATGGCGTTGGCGGCATAGCCGTTATTGCGTACCAGATCGTCTGCGCGGGCATTGCCACGGGTAAAGTTGGGCAGCAGGGCTGCATCCACACTTTCACTCGGTGGGTTCCACGCCCGCAACTGCCCAGCAAATCCGCTGCCACCGCCGTGATAACCGGCATATTCACGCAGCGATGTCATGCCGTCCGGCCCCAGAAGGGTGGGAATGGTGGACGTTTTCATACATAAAATCCTGCAGGTCCCCTGCGTCGCTGTGTCATGCTGGTCTGCACTTCCAGCTCCGCAATGTATTTTTTCAGGTCAGACACGGAAGTGGCCGTAAACTCCACTCTCCGTCCGTCTTTCTGTACCGTTGCCACCCGTTTTCCTGTCATCAGGTCATGCAGTGCCGCACGGGCAGCGGCAAGTTCTTCCTGTCGCGTCATTCATCCTCTCCGGATAAGGCACGGGCGTAATCTGCCAGTGTTTTCTTGTTGGTTGCTGCACCATCCTCTTCCTGTAGGCTCGCCAGCAGTGCACTGAGATCCAGCTGCCAGCGGGAAATACTGATGCGCAGCGCCGCCAGCGCATAAACGAAGCAGTCGAGCGCCTCATTGCGTCGCTTTTTGCTGTCCCACAGTATTTTTTTCCTGCCATCCACCCATTTTTCGACCTGCTCTTCAGCAGTCAGCTGCTGCGCTTCGGTCAGATCAAAAATATTCGGGTTATTCGGGAAGTGAACGGCACCGGGAAGCGGTTCATCCCCTTCCGGCGTCAGTGTGAAGCGGTTATAAATCTGCTCTTTCGCGGTATCCGTACCGATTTCGGTAAGGTAAACCCCGTTTTTGTTTCGCTTACGAGGCATGCTGGCCACCGGCTTACCGTAGACGGATGCCCCTTTAATGGGGATCACCCGGAACAGCCCATGCTTTTTCGAGCGTTCATACACAATGGTCGGGTCAATCCCGCCAATATCCCAGCAGATACGGGATATCGACATTTCTGCACCATTCCGGCGGGTATAGGTTTTATTGATGGCCTCATCCACACGCAGCAGCGTCTGTTCATCGTCGTGGCGGCCCATAATAATCTGCCGATCAATCAGCCAGCTTTCCTCACCCGGCCCCCATCCCCATACGCGCATTTCGTAGCGGTCCAGCTGGGAGTCGATACCGGCGGTCAGGTAAGCCACACGGTCAGGAACGGGCGCTGAATAATGCTCTTTCCGCTCTGCCATCACTTCAGCATCCGGACGTTCGCCAATTTTCGCCTCCCACGTCTCACCGAGCGTGGTGTTTACGAAGGTTTTACGTTTTCCCGTATCCCCTTTCGTTTTCATCCAGTCTTTAACAATCTGCACCCAGGTGGTGAACGGGCTGTACGCTGTCCAGATGTGAAAGGTCACACTGTCCGGCGGCTCAATCTCTTCACCGGATGACGAAAACCAGAGAATGCCATCACGGGTCCAGATCCCGGTCTTTTCGCAGATATAACGGGCATCAGTAAAGTCCAGCTCCTGCTGGCGGATGACGCAGGCGTTATGCTCGCAGAGATAAAACACGCTGGAGGGGTCATCCGGCGTCCATTTGAGGCCAAACGGCGTCTCTTTATCGCCAAATTTAAGGTACTGCTCCTCCCCGCAGTGCGGGCAGGCAACATGAAAACGCATAAAATGCGGGGATTCACTGGCTGCACGCTCAATCTGACAGGTGCCTCTCACTTTTGGCGTGGAGCCACGGATGGACTTTGGCCAGACCGAGCCTTCAATACGCTTGTCACCCAGGAACGTCGGAGAGCCTTCCTGTTCAATATCATCATCAAAAGCAGCAAGTTCATCATAACCCGCCACATCCACCGACTTTTCACGGTAGTTTTTTGCCGCTTTACCGCCCAGGCACCAGAAGCCACGCCCATTAGTGAAACGCTTCATGGTGAGCGTGTTATCCCGGTGCTTTTTGCCATACCACGGGGCCAGCGCCAGCAGCGACGGAATATCACGAATAGTCGGCTCAACGTGGGTTTTCATAAAGTTCTCGGCATCACCATCCGTCGGCAACCAGATAAGGGTGTTGCGCTGCTTATGCTCTATAAAGTAGGCATAAACACCCAGCAGCATTTTGGAATAACCAACACGGGCAGACTTCACCACATTCACCTCGCGGATGTAGTCGCTGCCCATCGCATTCATGATGGCCCGCTGAAAGGGCAGTGTTTCCCAGCGCCCTTCCTGGTATGCGGATTCTTTCGGGAGATAGTAACTGGCATCCGCCCATTCAACGGCGGTCTGTGGCTCCGGCCTGAACAGTGAGCGAAGCCCGGCGCGGACAAAATGCCTCAGCCTGTTAACCTGACTGTTCGATATATTCACTCAGCAACCCCGGTATCAGTTCATCCAGCGCGGCTGCTTTGTTCATGGCTTTGATGATATCCCGTTTCAGGAAATCAACATGTCGGTTTTCCAGTTCCGGAAAACGCCGCTGCACCGACAGGGGGATCCCGTCGAGAATACTGGCAATTTCACCTGCGATCCGCGACAGCACGAAAGTACAGAATGCGGTTTCCACCACTTCAGCGGAGTCTCTGGCATTTTTTAGCTCCTGTGCGTCGGCCTGCGCACGCGTAAGTCGATGGCGTTCGTACTCAATAGTCCCTGGCTGGAGATCTGTCTCGCTGGCCTGCAGCAGTTCTTCAACTTCCCGGCGCAGCTTTTCGTTCTCAATTTCAGCATCCCTTTCGGCATACCATTTTATGACGGCGGCAGAATCATAAAGCACCTCATTACCCTTGCCACCGCCTCGCAGAACGGGCATTCCCTGCTCCTGCCAGTTCTGAATGGTACGGATGCTCGCGCCGAAAATGTCAGCCAGCTGCTTTTTGTTGACTTCCATTGTTCATTCCACGGACAAAAACAGAGAAAGGAAACGACAGAGGCCAAAAAACCCGTTTTCAGCATCTGTCGTTTCCTTTCTTTTCAGGTGGTGTTTTAAATAAAAACATTAAGTTACGGCGAAGAAGAACGGAAACGCCTTAAACCGGAAAATTTTCATAAATAGCGAAAACCCGCGAGGTCGCCGCCCCGTAACCTGTCGGATCGCCGGAAAGGACCCGCAAAATGATAATAATTATCATCTACATGTCACAACGTGCATCTACGCCATCAAACCACGTCAAATAATCAATTATGACGCAGGTATCGTATTAATTGATCTGCATCAACTTAACGTAAAAACAACTTCAGACAATACAAATCAGTGACACTGAATACAGGGCAACCTCATGTCAACGAAGAACAGAACCCGCAGAACAACAACCCGCAACATCCGCTTTCCTAACCCAATGATTGAACAAATTAACATCGCTCTTGATCAAAAAGGGTCTGGGAATTTCTCAGCCTGGGTCATTGAAGCCTGCCGTCGGAGACTAACGTCAGAAAAGAGAGCATATACATCAATCCAAAGTGATGATGAATAAACATCCCGGTTTCTTCCACCATCGCACCGGAAAAGCAACTATGAGGGTAACCCTGCGTCTGTCAGCACAGTAAAACCCGGTGTGCATCGTTTTTGATTATTCCCGCACACTCACGCAGAAGGAATTCCCCGTCGGGCTACGGTCATGGTTCATGCGGGAATACGGCGACGATACAGCGCAGCTAAAAGGGTAATAGACAGAAAGAGCGGTTTATTTCATTCCACAGGATTCTGAGTGTCCCCAACTTCCTCCAATAGTCTGAGCGTACACCTATATAGTTTTAATTTTCATCAATCCATTTAACTATCGTTTAATTGTTGTCACATAGGATTCCGCCGTTTTTAACAATGCAGGATAATAAGATGAAAAAAATGTTGTTTTCTGCCGCTCTGGCAATGCTTATTACAGGATGTGCTCAACAGACGTTTACTGTTGGAAACAAACCGACAGCAGTAACACCAAAGGAAACCATCACCCATCACTTCTTCGTTTCGGGAATTGGACAGGAGAAAACTGTTGATGCAGCCAAAATTTGTGGCGGCGCAGAAAATGTTGTTAAAACAGAAACCCAGCAAACATTCGTAAATGGATTGCTCGGTTTTATTACTTTAGGCATTTATACTCCGCTGGAAGCGCGTGTGTATTGCTCACAATAATTGCATGAGTTGCCCATCGATATGGGCAGCTCTATCTGCACTGCTCATTAATATACTTCTGGGTTCCTTCCAGTTGTTTTTGCATAGTGATCAGCCTCTCTCTGAGGGTGAAATAATCCCGTTCAGCGGTGTCTGCCAGTCGGGGGGAGGCTGCATTATCCACGCCGGAGGCGGTGGTGGCTTCACGCACTGACTGACAGACTGCTTTGATGTGCAACCGACGACGACCAGCGGCAACATCATCACGCAGAGCATCATTTTCAGCTTTCGCATTAGCTAACTCCTTCGTGTATTTTTCATCCAGTGCAGCAACATCACGCTGGCGCATCTGCATGTCAGTAATTGCCGCGTTCGCCAGCTTCAGTTCTCTGGCATTTTTGTCGCGCTGGGCTTTGTAGGTAATGGCGTTATCACGGTAATGATTAACAGCCCATGACAGGCAGACGATGATGCAGATAACCAGAGCGGAGATAATCGCGGTTACTCTGTTCAT